AGTTTACAAAACAAGATTTTGATATTAAAATGCAGAGGCATTTCTTAGATGGAATGAAACTCTATAAAGAAATGCTTCACTCAGGTATTGCAAAAGAATGTGCTAGAATGGTATTACCTTTAGCAACACCTACTAAAATGTATATGAGTGGATCACTTCGCTCATGGATTCATTATATCGATCTGCGTTCTGCTAACGGAACACAGAAAGAACATATGCAAATTGCATTAGCGTGTAAAGAACATTTCATATGTCAGTTCCCAATCATTTCTAAAGCACTTGGTTGGTGTTCTGATGAATGTAAATGCTCTGATGAAGACTACTACAATGACCTACAACCCTGCTTGAGGATAGACTAATGCCTACTTACCCAGTGATAAACAAAAAAACTGAAGAGAAACAAGAACTCCACATGACCATGAAAGAATATGATCAGTGGAGAAAAGATAATCCCGATTGGGATAAAGACTGGCAAGCAGGTGTTGGAGGTATGACCTATGGTCAACCTAAGATGGAGGACGGATTCAAAGAAGTCATGTCCAAAGTCCAATCAGCACATCCTAAAGCGAATCTATCTCGTTTCACATAATGGCAAAAGCAAGAAAAGGAACTAACTCTCCTAAAACTTTCCCCAATGGTATGTCGAGGAAACACATGAAACGTAAGAAACCTATCGACTCATCATACATGACAGAGGTTAAACCTCTGACAGATAATCAGACACTAGCATTTGCTCAGTATGCTGAAGGTAAGAACTTGTTACTACATGGTGCTGCAGGTACAGGTAAAACTTTTATTACTTTGTATCTTGCTTTACAAGAAGTGCTTGACGAATCTACACCTTATGATAAAATATACATTGTAAGGTCTCTAGTTCCTACTAGAGAGATTGGTTTCCTACCAGGTGACCATGAAGATAAATCTGCACTATATCAGATTCCATACAAAAATATGGTAAGGTATATGTTTAGTATGCCTGATGACAACTCCTTTGAAATGTTATATGATAACTTACGAGCACAAGAAACTATTTCGTTTTGGTCTACTTCTTTTATTCGTGGAGTCACTCTTGATAATGCTATTGTTATTGTCGATGAGTTCAGTAACTTAAACTTTCATGAGTTGGATTCTATGATTACTCGCATAGGTGAAGACAGTAAAATTATGTTCTGTGGTGACATCACCCAGTCTGATCTTACACGAGAGAATGATAAGTCTGGTATCTCAGACTTTATAAAAATTCTACAGGAGATGAATGAGTTTTCATGCATTGAGTTTGATATCAATGATATCGTTCGCTCAGGACTTGTTAAGTCTTATCTCTTGTCAAAATATAATCTTGGTTTCTAATGTTTAAATTCGTTGATGTTGGTAATATTTCAGTTGAAGTAGAACCAGTGAGTAAAGATGGAGTACGTTTCTATCCTATTCCTGGTGCGGATAAATATTATCCAAGCGTAACCTCAATCACATCGTTTAAGAACGCACAGTTTTTCAAAGATTGGAGAACCCGAATAGGTGAGGACGAGGCAAATCGCATCACTGCTAGAGCAACTCAACGAGGAACAGCATTTCATAACATTGCGGAAGATTATTTCAAAGGTGAATTAAACCTTGACAGATACTTGGAAAATACTCCATTGTCTGTTAGAATGTTTCAATCAGCAAAGTCTACACTAAACCGAATCAATAACATTCATTGTCTAGAGACATTTCTCTATTCACACTATCTTGGTTTAGCAGGTCGAGTAGATTGCATTGCTGAGTTCGATGGCGAGTTGGCAGTGATCGATTTCAAAACGTCCACTAAAGAAAAAAAGGAAGATCATATCGAGAACTATTTTGTTCAAGAAACTGCATACGCAGCGATGTTCCTAGAACGTTCTGGAATTGAGGTTAAGAAAATTGTCACACTTATCGCCACTGAAGAAGGATCTATTCAAGTATTTGAGAAGTACAATCTTGATGACTATTTACAGTTACTTAAAACCTACATCGAAGAATTTGTTAGGGGAAGACATGCCTAAAGAAAAACTTGAGGATAAATTTTTAACACCTACCAAATTCTCACAAGAGATTGAACGGTTAGTTAAGAAAAGTAATGGTCTCATTACATATATTGAAGCAGTAGTTACATACTGCCAAGAGAATGAGATCGAGGTAGAGACAGTTCCCAAACTGATTTCTAAACCGTTGAAAGAACGTTTGCGTCACGAAGCACAACGTTTGAATTATATGAAAGCATCTTCTAAAGGAGTATTACCACTGTGACAGGGTTTGAAGTGTATAAGATGTATCTTTCACTCAAACAACACTTCACTAAACCAGACTACGATTACTACAAATATAACGGAAAGGTACGTGCGAACGAAAAGTCATTTGAGCAAAGGCAAGACCGTTATTTTTTTAAAAAGTTAGCGACAAAACATACAGGAAATAAACTCTTAAATTATTTTGTCGCTAATTTTGTAGACAATCCTAAAGGATATCTCAGATCATTTAGTGAGGATACCTATAATAAATGGAGAATACATCAAGAGTCTTTCACTTATAAATTTAAACAAGATGTAAATCTTTTACTCGATGATTATGAGTTTCCATATCAGGAAGCATTTGATAGAATGTTCATAGTCACTTCTGGTCAGCATCC